GTACTTGTCCAGAACGTCCGCCGTCTTTCGCAATTGCTCCGAGTTGCCGAAGGTAAACGTCCAAGGGTTGTGATTCATCAACATGCCGTTTTTAGCGATCAAACGACGCTCGCCAGCCATCGCGATGTAACCGGCGGCCGAATACGCTGCCGAGTCGATGATCGTGTCTGCCCCGCCGGGATGTCGCTTAATTGCGTTGTAAATGGCCCGCCCTTCGTCCACGGATCCGCCCGGGCTGTTGATGCGAATCGTCGCCCGTCGATTGCCGAGGGCCTTCAAGTCGCGAATGACGGTAGCAGAATCGATCATCCCCCAAACCGCTTCGCCGATCACGTCGTAGATGAAAAGTTCCCCAGAGTCTTTGTCAAATTCGTACATTTTTAGCCCTCCAAGGCTGGCAATAGGTCGCGGCGAACGTAAATAGAATTGACGCGGGAAATGGCGATACGGCTATAACCAAGCGGGCCAGTCTCGAGCTTTTCATCAATTTGCGAAATCGTCGCTTGTAAAATAAAACCGCCTTGCTCAAGTCGCTTGCCCCAGAGCCATTCGGGGATATTTCCTCTTGTGTTCCAATTAAACGCCGCATCGAAATGCTCAACACAAATAAACGCCGGCCAAGCCCTTGCGGCAACATGCAAAGCGATTGACAGGTCCAGCCCGTCAACGTCGATAACCACGCCGGCACGTGAGTAGTCCAGTTTTGGCAAGTGATCGTATTCACCAAAAACCGTCGCAAGCGGATAAACCTGCCTAAGCGACTGCTGTCGTAATTCGTCAATCTCGTAAAGTATTGTCAAAATGCCTTTTTGATAAAGCGGCAACAGTGTCAGTGGCAAATCCTGGCCGCCGTCACCTGCACCAATCTCGATTGCCTGATTGACGCCCAACCGCTCCGCCAAAGCGGCTAGATAACCGCTTTCGCCGAATTGCCAGCCGCCGCGGTGCTCATCAAGCCACTTAGCGGGCTCGTAAACCGTCCTGACCTGCCAATCATCCATTGCAAACCGCCTCAACTAATGCCTCTGCGCGGCCCGTCCACGTCGCCACAAGCTCCGCAACGGCACCGGCTAAATCGTCTGGCCCAACTGTACCAGATAGCTCTAACAGCGTCTCATGCGATTCCTTGCAATAATCGGCCGCTATGGCTCGATCGCCCCCAAGTTCCTCGACAACATCGCCCAGCGTATCGCGCCAAGCACCATAAAAGCGGTCGATCGAACCGATAAATTTGTTTGGATTGCTTGCGTAGCCGTTTACGCGCTTAGCTTCGACGCCGATCAGATGCTGCACACGCTCCGAAATGACCCGCCGATTACTTGGCCCGACTGGCTCGTTATCGCCTGGAACTTGTTCGGTGTCTGATCGCGGATCGATCGCCGGATTGTCGTACGTGTCGCCGCCTGCGTAGGGATTCATTGCCAAGTACTTCACGCGGATCTCATTGGGCGACATGATCCGGCCCATAACCATCTTCGTCGCGAAGTCTGCCGTCTTGCTCATGTCGGCTTTCAGCAGTGCCGAGCGGTCGAACGTGAATGCGTGGGTATAACGCTCCTTCTGCCGTTCGGTAAGGAGCTTTGTCCACGCCTCTTGCTCGATCTTGGTTAGCCAATTGTCCAAGCACGAAGTAAGGTATTCCAAATTGTGCTCTTCGAGACTGTTGTACCCTTGCGAATCGCCGTCGCCAGGAATTGAACCAAGCCCAAACCAAAGCATTACGTCCTGTCGTTGAAATTTTCGTTGCTCAAGCCATTGCGAGTCGCGGCCATTCATCGCGACCATGTTCGCCTTGATGCCTTCGCGAAGCATCGCGGTTTTGCCTGCGTTATCTTCGCCATCGTGGGCATCTCGGAAAAAGTCGAGAAACTTTTTTGCGTCGTCTTCATTGCGAAACATTCCGGGCGGGGCTTCTAGGATTAATGATCCGCTGAAACCCTTTTTCGCAAGCGAAAACACTTGCTTCTCTGCGGCTAGGCCAGTGCCAAAGCTTTCGGCTGCTGTCGCGAATACGCTTTTACCCTGTACGCCGTCGAAGCCAAACCCGGGAACGTGAAAAACGTCCGCATCGGGAATTGCGATCACCTTTTCCGGATGCAAAATCATATCGTTGTAGAGGCTCAAATGGTCGTCGCGATCAATGATCGTAAGATGCCACTTTTCACCATCGACTAGGCCCGTGTCGCTGCGATCTGGCAAAAGCGGAATAAGTTCTTTCGGCCTTCCAGCAGCGTCGCGAATGATCGCCGACCGCCAATTGCCCCACAGCAAAGCATGCCCCATGCCCTGTTGTTTCCAATGAAACGCCGTCTGGTAGACGTTTGGGCGATACCCGACAAGCCGATAGGCAGGGTGTGAGGCGTCTGGCGTAACCTCTCGCTCTCCAAGGCGATTAACAACCATTGGCAACTTGCCGACGTCGCCGCTTATCTTGTTCGTGCAATACCAAACCGGTGCGTACTTGATCGATTTCGACGCGGTCATCCGCTCATCGAGGTCTTCTAGCGAAAAGCCGAAGATGCGGCCAGCAAATTGACGAAACCGTCCGGAGAACTGCGTTAAATAGTCCAGCATCGCATCCCTACGCTATGAAGAGTGATCCGGTCGGTCGTGAAGGTGCAAGCATTGCCAGCCGCAATGCCATAAGCGAAGCGACTGCCGCGTCAATTTTTTCTTCGCTGTTCTTTTTGTCCGGCATCATCCGGCCGGCACTGTTTTCGTTGGTCATCATTGCCAAAAAACAAAACCGCAAAATGTCGTCTTTCTCGTCAAATGTTACACGATTTTCACGAATTGCGGATGCTATTTCCTGCAACGGCTCGTGAAAATGGTAGGCGTTTTGAGGCATCTTGAGCACCTCTAGGCCCTTCTCTGATAGCTCGTCGCCTAGTTGTGCCGCGTTGTATGGGTCGTATGCCACCGCCTTACAGCCCTGATCCCAAGCCACGGAGAGCAAATCGTCGCGAAGAGACGCCACGACGTACCGAACCCGCTTCAATTGCCCTTCGTGAATCCAGTCCGCCCACGGCAGCCGAGTTAAGTCGCGCGTCGTGTCTTCAACAATGAAATTCTTTGTCGTTAATTCGTAACGCCAAATGTCTTTCCCGTCTTCGTCGCGGTCGTGTGGGAATCGAGCACACGATGCCCTCGATGCGAGGTCGTCGCGGCCGCCTAAGTCGATGCCAGCGGTGATGCAATCGGCAGACTTCCAATCGGACAGCGGTCCCCGGCACCGGTCGAAGTCTGCTGGGTTGATGAATCGGGCGGCGCTACTAACTTTGCGGTTCCCGTGATAGCGGATAAACCGAAGCATGGCCGCCGGTGACTCTTGGGCCTTGGTCGCTTGCTCTCGAAGGTATTCGGTTTTGATCGAGACGCCGATATTCGGATTTGCTTTTACCCAGTTGCTTTCGTCAAGTGGCTCGTCATCTTCGTCAAGCTCAAAGACGTATGAAAAAAACGTTTCGTCTTTGATGTCGCCGCGGGCTACTTTCGTCGCGTAGTCGTAATCCTCTTGCCAAAGCTTTGACGAATCATCTCCAGCGGTCGTGAAGTCACCGATTAGCGGTTGAACGCGATTGCCGCTGCCGGTAACCATCGTATCGTAAAACTTTCGGTGATACTCTTGCCAAGCATGCTTCTCGTCCATGATCACGGCATGCGGGTTTAGCCCGTCATAGGGCTTGTCGCTACCGACGCATCGGATCGACCCTTGATTGTGGGCGAAGGTGATCTGCCGATTGATCCGCGTCGACGCTTCCAGGATCCGCGGAGACTTCATTCGCATCCGCTCAATCTCGGCATACATAACCTTTTCAACTTGTTCTTTTTTGGTCGCGCACAAAATTACTTCGGCGACGCTTTCGGGCCCTCCGGTTATCGGGTTGCGATCGATTGCGGCCAGTGCCAACGCAAGCCCAGCCCCAAGAGTACTCTTGCCGTTCTTGCGTGCCATCGACCAGAAAAATCGGCGAAACCGTCGCGACTTGTCCGACGTTCGCTTCCAGCCGAATAGGCACCAAACGCCAAAAGCTTGCCACGCCTCAAGGGTAAACGGCTTGCCTGCACTGTCGCCAATTGAATGGCAAAGCATCACCGGAAAGAAGTCGACATAGGCACCGGCCGCACACGAGTCGAAATAATACGGGAAGCCATCGTCGCCGATCTTGTCGAGGTCATCGACGTGACGCTGCACCGCTGCCCGAACAGATGAGCACACAACCAGCCGGCCGCTCAATACGCCGTCGATGTAGTCGCGTACCAACCTGTCCGGCATAAAATCAACCACGGCCCATCCGTTCCATCAGCATGGAAAAAGAGTCGTCTTTGTCGTCGTCGGTCTTGAGTGATTTAAGCTTCTGCCGGCTTGCTGGCGTTAGACCAAACTCTGGCAAAAGCCGGTTCATGTGTTCGCGGTACTTCTGTTCTTCCGCGACGTAGGGGTTCTTCTTCAGATTGCTGTTGCCGTCTTTGTCGATCTCCCAGACCGCAAGCCCGGTTTCGTTTACCTTTTCCCGGGCCTCTCGCCATCGAGCGTACGCGGTACAGTAGGCGACCAGGATCTCCCGATTGTCCGACGACAAGACGCCAAGCCTCCCGAGGTCGTCACAAAGCTCTAACCATTTTTCAGTTTCGAGTTCGCCAAACCACTCCGGCATTTCGGGCTCGCTGCCGTCTGCCGTTGGCGCTGCCTCATTTTTCCGCTGCGGATTCTTGCGGTAAGCTCCGGTGAGCTCTTTAATTTCGGCCGAAATCGGCTTTCTTCCCTTGCCCATTTTAACACCCTAGCTACAAAACCCAATTTTGTGGACGATTACGCATGGTTTCCCCGGGCTATCTTGGTAGTCTAGGCAGCATGTTGGTGGTACCCCCGTCTCATTGTGAGACTGCCTAGTTATTGTGCATTTGCTGGCTTTCATTGCTTACTTTCTAGGCGGTTGCTTCTGTCGAGCTGTTGATGGCATGGTCGGCACACTGCCAATAGGTTAGTCACGTCCAATCGCCTTGATGGATCAACATCAATAGGCACAACGTGGTGAACGTCCCTTGATAGCGTGTACCGCCCATGCTTCAAGCACTCTTGGCAAAATGGATTGTTAGCCCTAAATCGTTTTGACAACTGATCCCAATCATAACCATAACCTCTTTCGCTTCCGCTCTTGCTGTTCGTCTTAGGCTTCATCCTTTCTTTGACGCCACACTTACTGCACGTCAGCGGCCTAGCCCTTTCGTCTATCACCCCGCCGCATCGACATAGCTTGTACGCTGGCATCACGCATCCACAGCAGGGGCGATAGACACCTTGCACAACCCGCTAAGGTAAACCGTCCTTGGTGCCGCATTGTCTCTCAGCGACACTCTAAGCGTCCGCTCTGTCGTTGTCACAGCCGCCGGATATACAAACGTCACTATATTGCTGCTCGTTCCGCTGACAGTAATATTCGCATTTGCAATCACGGCAACATCGGCTCCGCTTCTCGTTTGAAAGACGATTTCCAGCGACTTGCCGCTTAAGTTGATCGGTGTAGTGCCGTCTGTTTGGTAAAGCGTAATTGATTGCGTTATGGTCTCGCCAACAAACGGCGATAGCACGACACCTGCTTGGCGCTCTGCCGAAATGCCAACAGCGGGAAGGACATTGACGACATTATTCCCACCTCCTGCTGGTGCCTGCGATAGCGACGTCGCTTTCCATCGCCACACACCCGTGACCAATTCAAGCATCTGGCTAAATGCGTACATTATCAGCCCCATCGTTCCGGTCGCGGCCGAATAGGCACTGGACGCAGCGGACCAAACGCCTCCAGCAATTTCCGTTACCGCGGACGTTGCAATCGCGTCTGAGTCGATCGCGTCCGGTTGAAACTCGTGAACATCGGCCGCAACGTGATTTGACCCCGTAACGGCAACTTCTCTCTGTGTCGACGATCCGACTAACACGCGCCTCCCAAAAGATTCGTTCGGCCAATTGCCGCCGATTGATGGTCCGCTTGTCAATGACGATAGCGTCGTGTCGGCAATCGCCGCTGCTGTTGGCGGCTTGGTTATTAGTTCGACTTTGGCATAAGCATAAAACGTCGCCGTGGTCAGCGTCAGCGTCACAAAACCGCTTGCGACTGAAATAATCGGGCTCGTGCCGATGGTTGCGATCACCTGATATTCGCCCGCTGCGATCGAACTGAATACGGCCGCATAAGTTCCTTTTCGATTTGTGGCTTCGGTCGCTGATGCCGAAGCGACTTGCGTGTCGCTGCCCTGGACAAAAAGCCGAAGGGTAACTGTTTGCGATGGCGGCGAGCGAAATTCGATTGTCTGTGTTGCCATATTATGTCCCGTAAACTATTTCGCCACCACGAAAAACCGCTTGCCAACGCCACGTTTCCGACGTTACGCCAGTAACAGCAACCTTTAAGCCTTCGTTCGTGTCGTCTGCCGTTATGCTGATCGAAGTGCCTGCGGCTTCGTCTGTTCCGATAGTGTTTACAGTACCAACTAGCGAAGTGCTGTTGCCTACACGCTTGATCGTCACTTGTCGCATGTAGCTTGCTACGGCCGTTCCGTCGCTTTTGCTGCCTACTATTTGCAATACGCCATGCCAAACCGTGCCGGATCGCAAAATCCCGCGAACGGTATTAACAAGCAATTCGACTTCGGCGTTAGTGGTTGTCTTTCCAGAATAAACGATTTGAATTGCTTGGTTGTCGCCCTGAACCGCAAAAGCGCCTGCACCATGTGTGAGCATTGTGCGTATGTGTGCTATTGACTGGATACCAATTGCCATAGAGCCAAGGCCCTGTGCGCTGTTGCTATTTCCAAGACTTACCGCAGACTCCGCTGTCGCACTGCATGAAGTACCCATCGCAACCGACGAATTGGCCGCCGCATTACAAAACGAGCCAGCAGCGAAAGATCCGGTATTGGAAGAAGTGTTGGTTTGACCAACAGCGATCGAAGCCGTGCCGGTTGCGTTATTACTAGATCCTATTGCCACCGAAGAAGATCCGCTTGCGGTGTTTGAGGCACCCAAGCAGACGGAAGAAGTGCCGCTCGCGACTTGCGTTGCCGCTGATCTGCTTGTCTGCAAATCAACCGACCTAGCGCCTCTCGCATTTCCTCCAGTAGACGTCCCGTCTGGCACTTGTGCCGAAATGTACCCAGTCCCTTTCGGGCTCAACGCCAGCCCGATATTTGTGCCGCTACCTTTCGCCGCAATCTGCACGACGTTGATCGTATTATTTGGAGATGCCGTCGAAATCGACTGATCGAAATTAGCATCTACGATCTGTTGAAAAATCAGGGCTTCAACGTTCATTGTTAAGCAATTCCAACTTTTGCTGCTTGACTGTTAGTCCGCCATCACTGTCGTACTTTATTTCTGCAAAACCTTTGACCGCATGGGCGTAAATTCGTCCATCCGCTCGCATCCATCTAACAACTGTCTCGAACTGACTTTCGTCAATTTCCTGATCGTTGCTAACAACTGCCGTTTTTTCGGCAAACAAACGGATTGGAATTGTGTTGTTGCTCATCACATTGATCCCCATATTTGTGCCATGACTTCGCCCGCATCTCCATCGATCGGCATTTGATCGCCGAAGCGAACGCCGGCGACCTTTGCTTTTTGACGATGAACCGACTCGGCCTCTTGTGCCTTGCGTTGCTCAATGGCCTCGACGTTCGGCTGACTTGCGAATCCTTCCAGCGTCCAACGCGGTTGACGATCGACGCCCCATGATTTTAGGATCTCAACCCGCTCCGGTGTAAATGTGTCGGGCTCGATTGTGCCAAGTTGCGTAATCATTCCCTGCACCTGCGGGTCGCCAAAATCTAGCCCGCTCACCATCTGAGCGGCAACGTCGCCGAAACCAATTTGCTCAAGCTTCGCCAGCATGCCACCCCAGCCTGCACCGCCTGCACCGAAGTCCCTCAGCCCCCTTGCACCCGTTGCCCACGCCTCACTTAGCG